ACTTTGTTTATCACACAACCGCTATTGGGCTTGGAATTAACTCTGATGTAACAACAGAAGTTAATTACATTGCTGAAAAAGTTTCACACTTAACCACATCTATGATGTCTATGGGTTCCGTCGTTATTGATAACGAAGGTGTCTATGAACTATTAGATAATAACTAGGAGGGTTAGAAAATGGCTTTTGCTTCAAGCGGACTAGCTCGTATTGGTGGTGATTCAAATGGTAGCTTGTGGATGTATACATCTGCTGATGCCATTGCTACCGTAAATACCGAAGGGTATTTTAACAGTGCGGCAAACATGCTAGATGTTCGTGACTTAATTATCGTGCGCGATACTAATGTACCGACATCAAATTTTTGTACCGTTTTGTCAAATACTGGTTCAGTGGTCGATGTGTCTGACGGCACAGCGGTAGCTGAAACAGACGGCGACTAAAGGAGTGGGGGGCTAATGCCCCCCTCTTATCTATATGCCAACAGTAGCTAATTCAGATATTGATATTGCATCACGCGGCTTGATCCTTATTGGAGCAGAGCCTATTACTTCTTTTACAGACACAAGTGCAGAAGCAACGGTTGCTAACGCAATATATGAAGATGTTCTGCGTACTACTATGTGTTCTAGCCGTTGGCGTTTTGCAACCAATCAAGCAGAATTAAACTTATTAACTAATGCACCTACTGGCAGATATGATGTAGCACACCAGCTACCATCAGATTTGCTTATGTTACATGCTGTAACAGTAAGTGATGCTATTATAGAATATAATATTTATGGTGATAAAGTATTTAGCAACTCATCATCTGGTGATGCACTGATTGCTGATTATACGTTTAGAGCTTTAGAGCCTGATTTTCCATCTTACTTTACATTAGCTGTTGAGTTTTCTCTTGGTGCTGCTTTTGCACTGTCTATTGCAAGAGATGAAACATTGTCATCTTTGTTAGAAAGAAAAGCTAGTGAGCTTTTACAACAGGCTAAAACATTAGACAGCCAGCAACAAACAACTCGCAAGCTGGTAACATCGAGGTTTATTACTGAAAGGCGAAGTTAATGGCGAGAATACGGATACCGCTTAACAACTTTGTCTACGGTGAAATTAATCCATCATTAACAAGTCGTATTGATGCGCCTGTATACAATCAAGCAGGTCAGTCTGTGAAAAATGTTTTCATTCGTTCAGAAGGTGGCGTTATAAATCGTCCCGGAACTAAAAGACTTTTCAATTTTTCACAAACATACACAAAACCTACATCAACTGTGACAGTTTCTGATTATGCCAACATTGCTGTAGGTACTAAACTTACTTTTATATTAGGTGATGGCACAAAAATAACACTTGAGTTTGAGGCTTCTAGTGGTGCTGCGCCAAGTGCAAGCGTTGATAACACTCATTTTGTTCGCGCCTTTCAAGATAACAATACAACAGCTGACAATATATTTACTGCTCTTAATGCTATCTCTGGTTTAACTGTAGCTAATCCCGCTGCTGCTGTTGTGTCTGTTACAAGAGATGGCACGCAGATTGACAACCTTACTGTTACAACAACCGATTCTACACGCTTAACAGTTACTGATTTTGTGATAGAGCAACAACAAATACGTCTTGAGCCATTTGTTTTTTCAAGTGATGAAAAGTATGTTGTGGCATTTAGCGCAGGTCAGCTTGATATATTTAGAGTTAATGCTGATGGTACATTTAATTCTAAAGTAGCCACCATTACACAAGATACTGATAGTAATAATTTGCCATTTACGACAACTAACATAACTGAGTTTACATACGCTCAACAAGGCGACTTTATGTTTATTGCTCATAATGACTTTATGCCATTAGAGCTTGTTCGTACTGGGCTTACATCATTTGAAGTAAGGGTGTTTGCGTTTGATATATCTGTTGATGGTAACAAGGCGTTGCAGCCTTATTATAATTTCCAAGCAGCTAGTGTTACCATTACTCCTAGTCATACAAGCGGTAGTAGCAGAACACTAACTACTAGCGCAGCTTATTTTGTATCTGGAATGGTTGGTTCAAGTATTCTTGTAAACAATACTCAATGTACTATTACTGCTGTTAATAGCACTACAGAAGCTGTTGTTAACATACTTGGCACTATTGAAACTAATCTTGATTTTGATTCATTAAACACTACAGAAGGGTCTGATAAAGTAAGAGTTATAATGCCCGATCATGGTCTTGCATCTGGTATTAGCATTACTATTGCTGGTGCTGGTGCGCTTGGCGGTATTAACAATGGCAACATGAATGGCTCTAGAACTGTAAGTAAAATTATTGATGTAAATACATTTGAATATACTGCTGGTGGATCTGCTTCATCAACAGCAACTGGCGGTGGTACGCCAACAATCTCTAGTACAGCAGCAACAACTGATTGGTATGAACAATCATATAGTAGTTATAGAGGGTTTCCTGCTGCAATTACATTCCATGAAAATCGTTTATGGTTTGGTGGCACGCCATCACAACCAAGTGGATTATGGGCATCAGCAAGTGGTGACTTCTTTAACTTTGATGTTGGTGATGGTGAGGATTTTGATGGTTTAGATCTTGAAGTATCTGTTGGCGTTACAAACTTTATACGTCATCTGTTCTCTAATAGAGACTTGCAAGTGTTTGCCAACCAAGGTGAATTTTTTATTCCTTCATTTCAAGACGCGCCAGTAACTGCAACTAATGCAAAAATATCTGAGCAAACCCCTATAGGATCTAGCTTTGTACGTCCTTTGTCTTTAGATGGTGCTACATTGTTTGTACAAGCAACTGGCTCTGCTATTAGAGAGTATGTGTTTTCAGATACAGAAGGTGCATATGTAACAAATATGGCATCTATCCTATCATCTCATTTAATATCAAACCCTGTTCAAGTTACATCTGTTAAAGGTTCATTAGATAGACCGGGAGCATATGCTTTCTATCTTATGGATAATGGCGAAGTTGCTACGTTTTATAGCATAAGAGCAGAACAACGTGCTGGTTGGACTAGATGGATAACGCAAGGTATGTTCCATTCTATCTGCGCTGTTGATGAATCATTGTTTTGTGTAACAACAAGAGATGATGGTTCTGGAACTGTTAAAATGTTTCTTGAACAATTTGATGAAGATTTGAATATGGATTTTAGTGATACATTTACTGGCACTGCTGGTGTGTTTAGCACAAGCGGTCATTTCAATAATGGTGCTGTGGTAGATGTTGTAGATGGTACAGAGTATTTAGGATTGTTTACGGTTGGCAGTAATCAGGTTGATACCAGTTTAGTGAAGCTGTCTACTGAAGCACAGATTGGTTATAAGTTTGTCCCAGAGTTACAAACAATGCCGCTTGATGCAGGTGTTCCGGGTGGGCCACTTACAGGCAGACCAAGGAAGATAACTAATGTAGTTCTTGATTTAAATAACACATTAAGTGTTTCTGTTAATGGCACTAATATGATTATCCGTAATGTTACTTTTGATCCATCTTTGCCAAGAGAAGCGTTTACTGGCAAGAAAGAGTTTCGCACCTTGGGTTATAGCAAAGACCCAACGGTTACTATTTCACAAATAGCACCACTTAATATGCAGCTTAATGGCATGGTGGTAGAGGTGGCTTTTCAATGAGTGGATGGGCATATGCAGCTTTAGCTGTAGGTACAATGATAGATATAACTGGCGCACAACAAGCGGCTGATGCAGAATCTGTAAGGCAAGCTGAAATAAAACGTCAAGCTGAAGAAAATAAAGAAATGGCTAAACTCAAAGGTGAACAGTTAGCCACTCAGCGTTCTCGTGTTTATACAAGTTTTTTAAAGAACACATCTGCTATTGCTGGGTTTAACAGACGCGGTGATGACCGATCATTAAAAGCTGTACAGGCTGCTGGCAAAGAAAAAACTATAGAAGAACTGTCAGCTATTAGATTGCAAAGTCTTTTAACACAAAGCAGATTTGCATCTAAAATGGCGTATGCTGATCTTGAATCACAATTTGCTCAAGATGCCGCATTGATGAGCCAAATTTCTACAGTTACTGGTAATGGCTACAAAGCAGCAATGGTGTAACAATGGCTAGAATAGAAGTATTAAAAGGTGAAAGAACTACCGTTGGCCCTGTTGGCATTGTGCAAATGGGCACTGGCGGTGTTCGTGCTGGTCGTCAAATGCAAGAGGATGGCAAGCGTATATTTGAAGAAGGATTTAAGTTCCTTGTTGCTGAAGAAACAAAAGAAGGAGAAAGAGAAGCCGCTAATGCTGCTATAGGTGCAAGAGATACAAATGGCAATTGGGTAGTCCCAGAAATACCACAGTCATTATCTTATGTAGCTAAAGAAGCGTATGAGCCTATTGCTCGAAAGCGTTATATTGATTCATTAGCATTAGAATTAGATCTTGAAGCTAAAAAAATTGCAGCACAGCATGAACGTGATCCAGAAGGGTTTAACACTACATACGGAACGTTTTTAGATGGTGTAAGAGATAAATTAAAAGATACAGAATTTGTTGGTGCTGTTGAATCTATTGGCTTAACTAATTCACGCCAATATCAAAATGCATTATTTATAGATCAAGTAAACTTTGATGATGAAATAGCAGCGGCTAATGCAGTTCAGATATTAGATAAAAAAGCATCTGATATTGAATCCCTTGCATCAAGCGGCGGTTTGATGGCTGGTGTAGACTTGCAAAATGCAATGGAAGAAGCTCATGGTGTTCAAGCAGAACATGGTGATCGTCTTGGCGCATCATGGTTGCCAACAACTTTAAAAAAGCTAAGGTTATCTTTTACAACTGGCAACTTAATTAGTATGTCAAACAAATTGGCTGATTCTGCACAGATAACAAATCCAGATGCTAAACAGCCTATGTTAGCTGCTGATCTTAACTATATGTCTATTGCATTAGAAAATCGTTCAATGAAAGATTTGCCGCTATCTGTAAGAAAAAGATTAGAAGGCGTTGGCTTTACTGAAAAATATATAACAGACCCATTGTTTAATGATTTGCATCAACAGCTTGCTAGAGAGATAAGAACTAGACAGGGCACTGTACAAGAACAGTTTAATGCTGAAAAAGATATAAGGTTGGCTCAAGCCGCCATAGTTAACTTTGGAAATAATGGCATTGCTTCAAAATCAGAGGCAAACGCAATTATGAATTATTCACCAGTAACAAGCCCAGAAACATTTGTAGCTAATCTTAGCACTATCATGATACCGCCTCAAAGCAAAGCTGCACGCAATGAATGGGATCGTCAGTTTGGTGCAGTGCATGATTTGTTGTTTGAAAACAGGGGGCCAATGCCTACTGTTGCTAAAGACTTTCTTGAAAACACAGATGCTATGCAGCCAGAGCAAATACCTGTTGCTGTAGCTATGTATCAACAAGCCACACAGTTTAATCAAGGCTCGTTTATGGAACGTAATGTTGACCGCGGCCTTGATGATAAAACAGTAGTAATGTATGAGACGCTTGGTGCTGTTATGGACACACTTGGCCCTGCTTTTGTGGGCGAGTTTTTGTCATCATTTAGAGAAAACGATGCTCTTCCTGCTGAAGAACGCAAAGCTAGATTACTTAGGATAACAGGCAATAAAGGTACTGCTGCTGCTGCTGTAAGAGAGTTTGTTATAGATTCTGTAGATAGTGATGCAAGCGAAGCTGAGATAGGTTTTTACTCACAGTATGCAGACGATTTACTGCTTACTATGGATAAGAAAACTGTAAAGAATATTCTTAGTCAGGCAAGTGAGAAGATATTTAAAGAGAGTGAGTTTCTTCACCCTACTATTGGCAGAAGCAGATTTACACCAGAGCGTGCATATTCTAGCAAGATAGAAATGAACGATTTTAAAGACGCTGTTGGTATGAAGTTATCTTTAGTAGATCCATCATTGAAGTTAGGTGAGAATGCTTTCTTAATACCAGATACACGAGAAGGTACAGCACTGCCTGTTTATAATATTGTTAATGGTGATAAACAACCAATCATGCATAACGGTAAAATGCTGCAAGTTGGAAATCAGCTTGTGCTATCACGCATGACTGAGAGACGTAATATTTCTATAGCGCAGCTTCGTAAGGAAGCGGCAGAAGCAGAAGATCAATATATAGATGCTAGAAAAGCATTTGAAGAATTAACATTCTACGATAGATAAAGCTATGACAGACCTTGGACGTAGAGATTTCTTTATACCTATCCCAGCATCTATTACAGAAGATACACCTGTAAGTTGGTATGAGGGATGGAAAGCTACCGTTGCTTATAGAAACATGCCTCTTATCGAATCTTTTGAAGAAACGCGATTGTTTGGTGATCGTAAGCGTGACCCCAATCTTAATGTAGCTGCAAACTTAGAAGAAGATTTGCTGCCATATTTTGAAGATCTTGTTACTGCTAAAGATGAAGAGCATTTATCTTACTTAAAGCAACGTGCTTATACAGCTATTGCTCGTAGAAAAAAAGCTAACGATGCGCCATTAACAGCTATGTTGGCTGGTGGTCTTACTGATCCACTTACAGCTGTTTCTTTAATACCCGGATTGCAGTTTATTAAAGCTGGTCAGACCTTCGGACAGGCGGTGACAAGAGGTGCTGCTGCGGGTCTGGCCTTTGGTCTTGCAGACGAGGCGCGGCGTGCGCCATTTGCTGTAGCTGATGAGCCATATGAAGCAGCTAGTAACATTGTAGCTACTACAGCGTTTTCTGCTGGCTTTGGTGGTTTGATGCGCGGTGCGCCATATGTAAAGCCATTCTTCCAAAGCAGTGCCTCTAAGGCAGGTAGGTTGTTCCGTGGCGAAAAGTTTAGCCATGTGTGGAGGGAAACATCAACTGAGCTTGATGATGGCTATACAGCGGCTTCTGGCGGCGATTTTGATCCTACTGTTACAAACTGGATGGGCAGTCCATCACAGATGGCTATGCAACGTGCAGATTTGTCAGATGAAGTGAAGGGTTACTTTGCAACAATGTCTTATAATGGTGCTTTGTCTACACAAGGTGCAAGGCGAGGCAAAGCATTTCAGTCTGTAGCGCAAGATTCTGTTACTTATCAAGGTTCATTTTATAAGTTTGATGAGCAAATGCGTAATCTACACTCACAGCAAACAAGAGGCATAAACAAAGCTGCTCGTGTTATGAGCATATATAATCCTATGAGTGGCTATGAAGATTGGTTTACTAACACTTATAAGCGTTATGTAAAATCACAGTCTAATAATCCAGAGACAAGACGCATTGCTATGGATGGTATTAGCGATCAGCAAAAAGAAGCTATCGTTATATTTAAAGATACGTTTAAAGCGTTTTCAGATGATATGGAATACTCTGGCCTTACTAAAAACAATGATAAAATTAATAAGATTGTAGAAATTAACAAAGCTGAATTAGAAAAGAAAACTAAACAGCTAACTGATCTTGAAGATAGTATTAAAAAATCTGGTGGTGCTACTAAAAAACAATCTGCATTTAGAGACGCGCTTGATGCAAGACAAGCACAGTTACGTGACCGCATTGAGTTTTATGAGGGGCAGATAGGCAAACCACTAAGGCAAAACTTTGTTGCGCCAATATTTTACAATAAAGAAATGCTGGCTGACACAACAAATCGTGCATCATTAGAAAGAATATTTGCAGAAGATTTTAAGTTGCAGCGTATGGCTAATGGCGAAGATGTTGCTGGTGTTGAAGAGGATGCAAAGCGAACACTCAGCCGTATTATGCAAGAAGATGCAGAAGAGCTAATGGATGTTCGTGTAAGTGCAGACAAAGCTGGCAGAATCAAACATCTAAAACAACGCAAAACAAATATAGATGTAGATAAAATTATTGATTACATACACTTAGATAGTAATTCTATTTACACATATATGGATAGAGTTGGCAGACAGATTTCGTTTGCTAAGAAGTTTGGTGGTCGCAATGTTGATGAGGTTTTAGAAGATCTTGATGACGCAATGATGCGTGCTGGCAAAAATCCTAAAGAACGTAGTAGATTGCTTGCTGATTGGTATGGTGACTACGAGCGTGTAATGGGTACGTTGCAGCGTAGTCCTGATCGTTTTGATAATCAAGCTGCTAAAGCTGCTAAAGCATGGACAGGGTGGACATTTCTGCCTCTTGCTGGTGTATCTGCGATTACTGACACTGGCTCTATTGTTATGGCGCATGGCATGAAGGATGTTATTGCTGCTGGTGTTGCTGCTACTGACACTGCGTTTACTGGTGCTGTTATCCGTGAAGCACAAATGGCTGGTGAGTTATTAGATATAACAAAAAATGTTTATGCACGAGAGTTGCTTAATGACACTGCTAGAAAAGTACGTCCTAATTTAAATGAACGCATTATTCAACGCGGCAACCAAGTTATGTATACACTTAATGGTCTTGCGCCAATCACTTTTGCCGGCAAAACATTAGATCAACTTCTTGTAAATAATAAGTTTATTAAGCTATCTCGCAAATGGGCAGATGGTAAGATTTCATTGTTTGATCGTGAGTACCTTGCTCGTTATGGCATTGATGAGGATATGGCTAAGTTTATAGCTAAAGCTCCTACAAGTAAGCATGAGCGTATGAACTTTGAGTTTGCTAATACAGATGCATGGCCTCAAGCTACAGCAGCAGAGCGTGATATTATGCGTAAGTATCAAGCTGCAATAGCATCACATGCAAATAATACTATTGTTATGGGGCAAACATTTGATAAGCCATTGATTGTAGATGGCGTTGCTTACTTGCGTGATAATCCATTTTTTCAGTCTGTTCGTAAAATATACCCAACACAGTTTCCAATTCAAAAAATTCAAAAAATTTTAGATAAATATAAACCATTTGAAATAGAAGATCGTTTGCGTACTGGTAATGAAAACATGGTTCGTATTGAAAGCGGTGTGATGTCATTGCCTTTTACGTTTATGAACTTTGCATTTGGTGCAAATAACAAAATACTTGGTGCTGTTCGCAATCCAAATAGAAGGCATAGATTGCAGGGTGTAGCTTCATTAATTGGTTTGTCATACATGTCATTAGCTATTAAAAAGCCTGATTACTGGTTTGAAAAACGTGACACACCAGAGATTATGGCACGCATTATAGATCATTCTGGCGTGTTGGGCATTTACTCTGACCTTGCATATACTGGATTAAACATAGCTGGTAACGCTGGCATGATTGGTGAGGACTTCCCTATACCACCAAAGTATGTAAGCCCTAATCGTGAAGAACGCATGATGGATGCTTTTGTTGAGCCGTTTGGCGCACCAGCAGGGCTTGGTTTGGATTACGCACGTTCTGCTAGAGACTTCTTTAATGGTGATACAACTGATGCTTCTGAGCGTATGAGATATATATTGCCGTTTCTTGGCTTGCCTATGATTAGAGATGATGTGCAAGCGTTAATGAATGATTATGGCAGGAGATGATTGTGCGTTGTATATTGAATTGTTGCTATGATAGGGGATTAGCATGACTATTAACTTAAGTGATAACTCGCCTCGTATATCTTATACTGTTAGCCAAGGGGCTACACAGACTGCATTTGTTGTGCCTTTTGAGTTTTTTGATGATGATGATTTGAATGTATATGTTGATGGCACGAAAAAAACATTAACTACACATTATACAACAGCAGACGATTCTGGCAATTCAGCAGCACATACATCAGGCACAACAGGATATATTCACACAACAACTGGTAATTCTGTAACTGGTGCGTCTGGTGGTAGTACAGTAGTTATTACCAGAGATATAGATCTTGATCGTGTAACAGATTTTCCTACATCTGGCCCATTTGACGTAGCATCACTTAATACTGAACTTGATCGCATGATTGCCATTGCGGCTGATATTGATGATGCCTCTAATCGTGCTTTGATTTTGTCTGACTTTGATACTACTGCTTCTCTTACATTACCTGATGTATCTACAAGAGCGAGTAAACAATTAGGCTTTGATGCAAGTGGCAATCTTGTAGCTGAAGAAGGGAAGGTAAGCACAGTTACTATTTCTGCGTCTGGTTTATCAACCGGTGCTACTCCTACAGCAACAGCTAGTTTTACAGCTAGTAGTGGTGCATTAGCATTAGCATTAGGCATACCAGCTGGTGCTACCGGTTCTACTGGCGCAGCTGGCGGTGGTCTTGCTGATTTATCAGCAGATACAACACCGCAGTTGGGCGGCGATCTTGATATGAACGGTCAGGATATTGTGACCACATCTAATGCTGATATTGAATTGAACCCAAATGGTACCGGCAAAACAGTTTTAAAAGGCAACACTAATCCCGGCACTTTAGTATTTAACTGTGAATCAAACACCCACGGTCAAACTGTAAAATCGCAACCACACTCAGCAACTGTTACAAACACACTAACGCTTCCGCCGGGTGGTGATGGCGAGTTAGTTAGCACAGTAGCTACACAGCAACTTACAAACAAAGTTATACCTGATGATGAGAACTTGTCATTCGGTACAGATAGCGATGCGTTTATTAAGTATGATGAAAATACTACAGATAATTTAATTATTGGTGGCGCAAAAGTAACATTTGAAAAAGCTGTTAGAGGGAATAACTTTTCGTCAAACGCAACTGGCAGCACTACCTTAAGTTTTAATATTTACCAAAACTTTATTCTTACTTTAACAGGTGCTGTTACTTTAGCAAATCCAACAACTGAAACCACAGGGCAATCTGGTTTTATCGTTTTTATACAAGATGGAACTGGTAGCAGGGCTGTGTCACTTGGCACTGACTATGAGACTGCTGGTGGTGCTGGGCTTACGTTATCTACGGCTGCAAGCGCAACAGACATTGTGCCATACGTTGTTGCAGCAACTGGCAGAATACTATTAGGTGCGCCACAACTGGCGTTTGCGTAGGGGGCTGCGATGTCAACTCCA